TGGTTGACGAGGTAGGGTTTATTGTCCACCCGACAATAGAGTCGTCTGGGGCCAGTCCTGACGGCTTGGTGGGGCTTTTCGGGATGCTTGAGATTAAATGCCCGAACACATCGACCCACCTCGATACGTTGATAAGCCAAACCGTCCCAACCAAATACATCACGCAGATGCAGTGGCAGATGTTGTGTACACAAAGGCAGTGGTGCGACTTCGTGAGCTTTGACCCACGATGCCCAGACTGGCTTCAGATTTTTGTTAAACGGGTAGAGTTTGACAAAGAGTACGGGGAAACCCTAGAGAGGGAAGTCGTTAAATTCCTCACGGAGTTAGACGGCAAGATTTTAAAACTTAATGCAATGAAAGACCAAAATGGAGTATGACAATACCAACCGAGGCTCGCTCTTTAAGAACGACCGCAAAGAAACAGACAAACACCCAAACTACAAAGGCAGCTTAAATGTCGCAGGGACTGATTACTGGATAAGCGCATGGATTAAAAAGTCCAAGGAAGGCTCAACCTTCATGTCTTTGTCCGTAGAGGAAAAGGGCAAGGACAACCGTAAAAAAGTAGTCGAGATTGACGATTCTGAAATACCCTTTTAAATAACGGGGGGAAAGCGGATGCTGGATACCTGTTCTAGACAGGGCAGGAAATCCCGAAACTCCAGACGCAGCGAGTACCCCCACCTTAATGGAAATAAAATGAAAAACTTTTTTAATGATTTGTCCCTCAAAGTCTTTGGCACTGAGATTCACAAACTAGTGCGTAGGGATGACCCAGAAACGAGCCACGCTGCCGCCCAGAAGGTAGACACTACTAAGCTGGAAAAGATTGTCTACGAGGCCATTAAAGGCTTTCCAGACGGGTGCATCTCTGACGATGTTCTGAGACTTTTCCCGATGTATCCGTATTCCTCGATCACGGCTCGTTACAAAGCACTTTACGAAAAAGACCTAATCGAATTCGAAGGAACTAGGCTAGGTCGCTCTGGCAGACAACAACGAGTGATGTTAGCCAAGGTATAACGCTCGCTCATCATTGCGGCGGTTCACAAGTCCCTTTAAGACTTTGCCGCCGCCAATCGTGTACCTTAAAAACTCATCTTCCGCTGCATCGCCTCTAAGAATCTTTTGACGCAAGGTTGATCGCTGTAGTGTCCCAAGGCCAACATTAAAGCTAAAGCTGACCAAAGCATCAAACTGCCCTTGGCTAAGAGAAACTGGGCAATACTGTGCCACTCCACGCTCAAACCGAGCAAGATCGTTTCTGAGTATCTCATCTACTTCTTCCTTGGTGAATTGTCTGTTGTCCTCCGGGCGCAGAGGGAAACCGTCCCGGTCTTCTATTTTGAGCTTGCCCTGCTCTGGGTACATCACATGGCCCACGCCCACAGTGTGAAGCCGTGCTGGGCATCTGTATGGCCTGTACCGAACACCCTCATGGTGGCGAATCATCTCCAAACATTTGTCCGAGATTTTCATTTTGAAAACGCTTGACTGCCAAACCAAAACGAAATAACTGAGGCCCAAATTAACTGGGTAGGCTCGTCCCAGAGCTGATTGAGCATGACCGTGAATTCAACATCGTGATTCCACGCATAAACAAAGCCAGCGACATCGACAAACACTAGCAAAAGGAAAAGCCCATAAGTTATTAGCGGCCTGACCCCTGCCCGTAAGTTAATCATCCATTGACTAGCACCCTGACCAATCGCTATATCATGGGCGTAAAGGGCTGTACGCTGCTCTGTAGCGGCCTCAATCTGCATTTGCTCTGTGTGGATGTGTTCAACTCTTTCTTGCGCCTCAAAGCCCAATTTACGCATTTCAATCTCACGCTGAACTTGAATCTGGGCCAAGGCCATTTCATGCGCTTTATCCGAACGGTCTTGAAAGAAACTAAGCAACTTAGGCAAGCCGCCAGCAAGAAAAGAAATTAGGGTTGATAGCAGGGTCAGCATAATAAATCTACCTTTCTGTTTTGGAATATCTCTAATCTTAGTTTGGCTTGGTCTGCCCGTTTGACATACAACTCAAACTCTAAGTCACGCATCTTATGCTCGGCCCGTTGTGATCTTAATAAATTTAAATTCTCAGCGTCCAGACGTTCCATGCGCTGATTGACGACATCAAACTTTGTCGGGTAGCCAACCACCGGCAGGATTGGATACCAGCGCAGCGCATCAATCATTTTTCTGGCTTGTAGTAGTCATGGATTAAGCCCCTTATTTCAAAGTTATCTGCTGCCCCTAGCCACTCCGCAAAGTGGTTATACAGTTGCACCAATTGCTCATTCGAGCATTGCTTGGCGTTCTTCTTCAACCAGACTAGCGTTATCTCTTTGCGCTTGCTTGGGTCGTGTTCCGTAAGCGCAAGTATCTTAAACTCGCCAATGTTGCACGATGTGCTTGCTCCCAAAAGCAAAGGGAAAAACAAAAGAACAAGCCAGCGCATTCATTGTGGTTCGGGTGGTACTAACAAAGAACTTGCTAAACCTCTAGTGAAATAAGACGGTGGTTGCGGGGGTGTTTCTCCGGATAGTAAACCACCTACTGTCCTTTGTGCCGCTCTGCGGCGCATGACACCTTGCAATTTATCCGCGCCGTATCCTACAATTGCAAGCGGTGCGGTGTATTTTAAAGTTTCAGGACTGGCAATTCCACCTACTACCGTGCCACCGGTAACTATCTGATTTCGTTGGGGGTTAAATTTACCCATTACGGTTAACAAATTGTCTAAAGAACTACCTTTGGCCACAGCTTTTATGGCATTCTGTTCGTTTTCAGTAAACAAGCGCATTTTTTCTTTGTTAGCCGCAAGGTTTATAAAACCTTTACGGATCAATTCGCTTTCGGACGCGGTTGGGTTTAGCGCCCTAACTTCGGCAGCATCTAACACATTTTCTAAAGTAGACGCGCGGCTTAGATTACGCCAATCTTTTCGTGCTGACACTATGGTTTTAACGGCTTCGTCAATACCACCCGCGCCAGCGGTTACATTTTTAGGTGATAGGGCCGCAATGTGGCTGTCAATGCTGTCTACCATTTCGCTACCAAACCGGCGTATGTTTTTATCCGCATTTCCTTTTAGCCCGTTAGCCAACCGGCGCATTTGGTCTACATCATTGAAAGAGACATTTCCCCTTTCAGCAATGCTTTCAAATCTTTTTAGTATGTTTGCTACTGGTTGCGCATTTTCAGGAAGATAGTCAACCGCATCTAATCGTGTCTTTACTTTGGAGACTAGATCGTTTGCATTCTGTTGGTTCAATTCAATACCAGCATCGCTTACTTTGGTATATGCGCGTTGAGCGCGTTGTTGAACTTCGGCCATAGTCATTGGTTGTTGTTTCCCTGACGACAACCAACCCATTGCATCGCCCGCTATTTTGCCCGCCGCACCCGCAACCCCAATACCCGCAAGAGTAGCAGCTAAATCGCTACCCGTAATCTCTTTAGTTTTTTCAGCTACTGGTTGCGCGGCCATTGGCGCAGCAGCCGCAGCGGGGAGTTGACGTACCAAATCAGCACCGAGAACTTTAGGCGCTATGTTGGCCATCTGTCCAGCCGACACCAACCCTTGCATTCCTGCTTGCGCAGTGCGTTCCATTGTTGTTTCGGGTTCTGGAACGCCCAATTGAGTGAGCGCTTTGCTTTGGCCTTGAGACATATATGGCATACGGCTTTCAGAACCTAGTAAGTTAGCCCCCAAGTTATATGCGCCGCTTAGAGCATTAGCTACCATATTTACTGGGGCAGACGCGCCCTCTATAACTGCGCGGCCTGCCAGCCCAGCTTGGCGCTCTAACTGAGCACCCAAAGTAGGACCAGGCTTGGCAACTTGCGGGGCGTAGTTAGATTTAACATAGTCAATTGCTTGCTGCTCAGTTGCGCCTTCTGGCGCATCTACTTCATATTGAACGCCATCCGGGCTTGTTACAACAAATTTTCCCATGATGGTTCCTTATGATTTAACTGGTTTAGCCGACCACGCCCCGCTTGGCGTTGCAGTCGGGACAGTCGGCACAGGTGAGTAAACTTCAGAAAAATCAAACTCGTTTAAGTTGTTGTACTTATTAGCATGCGCGTTCATTTTGCGCCAATAATCAACTTTACCTTTTTGAATTTCAATCAACTTATCCAATAGTTCAGTTCGCGCTTTTTGGCTAGTCGTGATTTGAGGAATACGCGCTTCAACAAACTTACGGTCAGCGTCAGAAATTTGAGCGCCTAGTTTTCCACCTAAGTCTTCCATAACCAGGTCTTTGGCTTGCTTATCATATATTTCAGATGATGCCAAATTTTTAACTTGGGCTGGGCTTAACAAGCCTACGCTGGCTAACAAATTAGTAGCTCCAATGTAAGAGTTAGCCAATGGACCAGTAAACAATTCACCGGATGCGTCCAATTTTTTCATTGATGTTAGTGTATTGAGCGCTTTTACGCCGCTTGACGCTGCTGCACTGGCGGTTGCCAACGCATCTGCTTGGGTTGTACCCCGCTTTTCAGCAAACTTTTCTTCTTGTTTTTGGCTAACGCTAACCATAGTTTTGGCGGTAGTTCTATCTACGCCGCCTGCGTAAGGGACACGCATTTGTTTACCATCAGCACCGGTTTTGAAGATAAATTGTTGGTCATTATTGACATCCAAATATACTGGTTCCCGAGTTCCTTCGGCCACACCAACTTCTTTGACATTAGCTGCGGTTTCTTTTTTGTTCGTCAAACGCTCAAGTTGGACAAAGCGCGTTGTTATCATATTTATCGCGCGGTCGCGTTCTGGGCTTACGGGTTGTGCTTTTAATTGGTCAAGCGTATCTTGGAGTGTAGCCATCTCATTGGCTTCTTGAATAGCAGGCGTGGCTGCCTGCACACGCTCGCGAGCAGCCTGTGCCAAAGATGCTTTACCTGCTGCTAAACGCTGTTCTGTTTGAGCCATCTCGCTTTGTGCTTGACGAGCATATTGAGCCAAAGCCATAGCACCTTGTTGGTCACCAGCTTGAGCAAGCATTTGAGCGCCTTTTAGGATCGACTCAGGATTGGTTTGGTCAATCTGTTGCTGGATAGAGTTTCTAATACTAATCAATTGCAACTGAGGGTCTTGTACGCCCATAGCGCCGCCAAAGGCATTGCCAAAGTTTCTAGCACCTGCGTAGGTCATGGCCGTGCCACGGGCTGATGGGTCTAGCTGGGCAAGCGTTATGCCTTCTTGCAAAGCACTTCTGCGTTGCTGCTCACCATACATTTCTGGAGTTAGCCCAAAAAGGCTTGGAACGATGTCTGCCATGATGTATCCTTAAAAAGACCAGTTGCTGTAGTCAAAATTAGCTGGGTACGGGTTAACACCCGTTGCAGGCACAGTGCTTGTATATGGATTAACCCCACCAAACAGACCGCTTAGTGTTGAAGTAAAAGCGTTTGATCCACCTAAACCGCCCAATATGTTTGCCAATGGGTTGACCGTTGCGGCTGAAGTGGTAGCAAAATTACCCGCCGCTTGCGTCCCGCCAATGCCCAATTGACCGGCTCTTGCGCCAGCCGTAGACACATCTCGGCCAATGCCCAAAGAAGTGGTCATTGGTGCTTGGCCCAATGCTTCAAGCCCTTGGACTTGACCGGATGCAGTCGTATAGGGTGCGTAAGCCTGCTGCTGGCCGGCGTAGTAGTTGCCCATCGCCGTGGTGCCTTGGCCCAACAGCCCAGCGCCAAACAGCACATTGCGCTGCCCTGCTTGTTCGGCATTTGCCGCCAATTGAGCCTCTTGCATGGCCCGAGCGTTGTACATTGCTTGTAGCTCCGGCGTTGTTGCGCCGTAGCCGCCGCCTTGGGCCACAGACAGACCGCCTCGGCCTTGTTGCTGCAACTTGTTTTGCAAGTTGGCAAGTTCGAGTTCCCGACCTGGGGCCAAAAGCGCCATTTGTTGCTTTAGGTAGTTACCCGCAACATCTTGAGGGTTCTGGGCAAGGTACTGATTGCCCAAACTGAACATACTTTGAGCGCCGGTCTGAAGAGGCGCAAACTGTGCTTGTGCTTGCTCGGCCTGTGTCAGTCCAGCGTTTTGCAAAGCCACGAATCGGTCTTGCTGGGCTTTGGCCTCTGGGGATAAGGTGTAGCCTGCGCTTGTCATCTGGCCAGTAGTCGGGTCGTACCCAAACTGACTTGTACCAAACCGAGTTGTTGTCCCGATTGGCTTGAACTG